TTAAAATGCAGATCATGCAGCACGCAAAGGAAGTCTACCCGCACGAATGCGCCGGGCTGGTAACGCAAAAATCACGCGTGCAGAAATATCACCGACTAGACAACGTTTCTCCAGATCCTGAGAACGAATCAATGCCGGATGAAACGCAGTATGCGATGGCGGCAATGGATGGCGAGCCGATCGCTTTCGTTCATTCGCATACTGGCGACGGGGCAACCACAATTCCGAGCGCCACAGATTTGTGCTTCTGTGATGAGTCTGGCTTATCGTGGGTTATCGTCTCCATCCCGGAAGGCGATATGCGAATCATTGAGCCGAAACGCCGTCCGCTGATTGGTCGCCCCTGGGCTTTGGGTGCTTATGATTGCTATGGCCTAATCATGGATTTTCACAAGCGCCACGGCGTCACACTAAAAGATCGGCGGGTTCCGTTCGAATGGTGGAAGCCGGAATACAAAGAGAATCTTTACCAGGACTACTGGCAAGAGGACGGGTTCATTGAAAACACTGGCGAGCCTGAAATTGGCGATATGATCATTTTTCAGCTTCAGGCGGAGAAGTGGAATCACGCGGGGATTTACGTTGGAAATAACAACATCCTTCATCACGCATATGGCAAGCTGTCTCGCCGGGATATCTATTCTGGATGGTACGAGCAGCACAAGGTTTTAATTTGCAGGCATAAGGAGCTAAAACATGGCATCACATACAAAGACGATTAAACTATCTGGTTCCCTGGGCCGTCGGTTCGGCGTCTTCCACAAACTTGCGGTTGATTCAGTCGCTGAATGTATCCGGGCGCTGTCTTACCAGGTTGAAGGGTTTAAGCCGTTCATGCAGAGCAAAGTTGGTTCAAACATGCGCTTCGGCATCATCGCGGACGGAAAACCAATCAGCACGGACGACTTTGCTACTTTCGCTGTGGCAAGGGAGATCAGAATCATCCCGATCCCAAGAGCCAGAAAGAACGGCGGGTTGTTGCAGGTCGTTATCGGAGCGGCGATTATGGTTGCGGCCTTCTTTACTGGCGGCGGCTCGCTGGCGGCTATGGGCGCTTTTTCATCGGCTGCATTTATGGCTGGCGGCTCAATGGTTTTGGGTGGCGTAATGCAGATGATCGCACCGCAGATGGGCGGCAACATGCGGGCGAGCGAATCGCCTGAGAATAAGCCATCGTATGCGTTCGGAGGGCCGATTAATACCACGGCGGCCGGGTATCCAATCCAGTTGCCATACGGTTACAGATTGGCTGGCGGCGCATTGTTCGGTTCGGGATCTTACGCAGAAGACAACAACTAATTAAGCCATTCGCTTTTTAGCCTGGGGGCATAGCCTCCGGGCTTTTTGTCGTGTACAATTGCGAGACTATTAACAGGAGGCTAAACGATGACTAATATCAAGGCCCGCAAGGGTGGTTCAAGCAAGCCACGTACTCCCGTAGAAATGCCAGATAACCTGATCTCAAAAGATAAGATCAAGTTGTTGCTTGCCGTTTCGGATGGCGAGGTGGTTAACGACTTCAGCCTGAAGCAGTTGCATTTTGGCGGCGTCCCGGTTCAGAACGAGGATGGAACATTCAACTATGAGGGTGTGATTGCAGAGTTCCGCCCCGGCACGCAAACGCAGGACTACATTCAGGGCTTCAGCGAGTCAAGTGCTGAATTCCAGGTTGCTCGTGAAGTCACTCACAACACGCCTTATACGCTTACCGTATCGAACAAAAATCTTTCTGCTATTCGCTTTCGCCTGTTATGGCCGCGCGTGCTGACTCAAAAAGATAACGGCGATATGGTCGGATCGGTTGTTGAGTACAAGATCGAGATGGCGGTAGATGGTGCAAGTTATCAGACCTACCTAACTGGCAAGATTGACGGTAAGAACACGACTGGCGGTTACGATCGGAGCATTCGCGTTAACCTGCCGCAAAACTTCACGTCGCAGGTGCTTATCCGAGTTAGTCGAGTAACGCCGGACGCTAACGGGGTGAAAGTTGTCGACGCTTTCCGGGTTGAATCCTACGCTGAAGTTATTGATGCAAAATTCCGCTACCCGTTAACGGCAATGCTTTACGTTGAGTTCGATAGCGATCTGTTCCAGAACCAGATCCCCACTATCTCACTCAAAAAGAAATGGAAGATTATCCAGGTTCCGAGAAACTACGATCCGATTAATCGCACGTACTCCGGAACGTGGGACGGAACTTTCAAATGGGCGTGGAGCAATAACCCGGCATGGGTGCTTTATGACCTGATCATGAATCAGCGCTATGGTTTAGACCAGCGCGAACTTGGCATCCCGGTTGATAAGTGGTCGCTGTATGAGGTGGCGCAATATTGTGATGAACTTGTTCCTGACAATCGCGGCGGGATGGAACCGCGCTATTTGATGGATGTAGTTGTTCAGTCGCAGGTTGAGGCGTTCCAGTTGGTAAGGGATATTTGTTCCGCGTTCCGTGGAATGACGTTCTACAACGGTGAAAGCCTATCGATTATCGTCGATAAGCCGCGCGATCCGGTGTACCTGTTTACGGCTGATAACGTCGTTGATGGCGTTTTCGTTCGGACGTTCCCAAGCGAAAAGACGATGTACACGTCGTGCAACGTCATGTTCGACGACGAAGAAAACCAGTACGAACAGGATGTTGAACCAGTGTTCAACCCTGACGCAGCCATGCGATTTGGCCACAACCCGACCAGCATTACAGCGATCGGATGCACCAGAAGGACGGAGGCGAACCGCCGTGGGCGTTGGATTCTGCAAACGAACCTAAGCGCCACAACCGTTTCGTTTTCTACTGGCCTGGAAGGTATGATTCCTTCTTGCGGCGATGTTATTTACGTTGCAGATCCGCACTGGCAATCGGCCTTTAACCTGGTGCTATCAGGCCGCGTTATGGAAGTGTCTGGCGTGCAGGTGTTCCTGGCCTACCGCTGCGACGCGAAGGCTGGCGATACTCTGATCCTGAATACCGACGACGGCAAGCCTGTGCGCCGCACAATCGCAAGCGTTTCGGCGGACGGTAAAACCCTAACGCTAAACGTGGGATTTAATTTTGACGTTGCGCCTGACAGTGTATTCCTGATTGAGAGCGATCAGCTTGCAGCGGAACAGTATGTAGTAACCCGGATTGAAAAGGGTAGTGATGACGACGAATTCACCTTTGCCATCACGGCTACGCAGTACGATCCTAACAAGTATGACGCGATCGACAACGGGGTAATTACCGATAGCCGACCAACTTCGGTTGTAGACCCGGATTCATTGGGCGCTCCGAAAGACTTAACGATTAGCTCGTTTTCTCGCATTGTTCAGGGAATGAGCGTCGAAACGATGGTGATCGGCTGGTCTGCTGTACAGTATGCCAAACTGTACGAGGTACAATGGCGCAAGGATGGAGGTAACTGGAACAACGTTCCGCGCACTGCGACAACGCAGGTTGATATCGAAGGCATCTATGCTGGCGAGTACCAGGCCCGCGTTAGGTGCATTAGCGGCGGGAATGTAGCGTCTCCGTGGTCTGCTTTGGCTAGTGCATCGCTGACCGGGAAAGTCGGAGCGCCAAAAGGCCCGATTAACCTTTTTGCGTCTGACAACGAGATCTTCGGCATTCGCGTTAAGTGGGCTATGCCAGAAGGGGCGGAAGACACGGCATATATTGAGCTTTACCAGTCGCAAAGCGGAACCGATCAGGACGCAAGCCTTCTTACACTGATTCCTTACCCGGCGGCTGAATACTGGCATTCAATTTTGCCCGCTGGCTACGTGAACTTCTACAAAGCCAGAAGCGTAGACCGGATCGGCAACGTTTCAGAATGGACTGATTACGCTCGCGGCATGTCGTCTACTGACGTTAACGCCATCACGGATACGATCCTGGATGAGATCCTCGACAGCGACGCGATGAAAGAACTTCAGGTGAGTGCGCAGGATAGCGCGGCAAAACTCAATGACTACGCTAACAGCATCATTCAAAATGCGCTGGCGAATGACGCGGACGTTAGGAAAATGACGAAGGAGAACGGTAAGCGTAAGGCAGAGATCGCGCATACCACGGTGCTGATTGCCAACGAATCAGAAGCGAGGGCGACTGAAATTACGCAGCTTAAAGCGCAGATTGATGAAGATATTACGTCGCAGGTTACTATCCTTAATGAAGCCATAGCGACGGAGAGCGAAACGAGAGCTACGCAAATTAACCAATTGCAAACTCAATTCGGCGAGGATATGGCCGCAGGGTTTACACAGGTTAATCAAGCCATTGCAAACGAGAGCGAGGCGAGAGCAAACTCAGAGGCGGCACTAGATGCCAAAATCGGGCAAAACTCCGCAGCGCTAGATCAGAAACTCGACTCGTGGGCAAACGTTAATGGCGTTGGTTCCATGTATACGATGAAGCTGGGCTTGAAGTACAACGGCCAGGAATATAATTCCGGGATGGCCCTACAGCTTACCGCGCAAGGGAGCAACGTTGTTTCGCAGGTGCTGTTCATTGCTGATAGATTTGCTATCATCCGTAATGCAGCATCCGGCGCGTACACGCTACCGTTTGTTGTGCAGAATGACCAGGTTTTCATGAATAACGCGCTTATTCAGGACGGTTCGATTACCAACGCGAAGATCGGTAACGTCATTCAGTCAAACAACTACATCGCCGGGCAGCAAGGGTGGATGATTAACAAGAATGGTGGTTCTGAATTCCAGAACACTACTGTTCGAGGGACTATCTACGCTACCGATGGCGTATTTAAAGGCACTGTACAGGCGGAATCGTTTATAGGAGATATCGCCGTAGCAAAACGCTATGACAGCATGACGCTACGCAGAAACCAGACTGTTCAGCGTAACGGGCACTACCAAAACAGGGGCTATGGAATGACCGTAGTTCTTTCCTGTACGTTGGTATGTGAGACTTACGGAAACGGAAACTCACAGCTTGGTTATACCGTTGATGTTACGTTTAATATCGGTGGTCAGCAGGCGGTACGCCGAATTTACATTGATGCTGGCAACATTGTTTATGGCACAACAGCGGTAGAACTTCGATTCGCTGCCGACCTTGCCGCTGACAACAACAATGTTAGCTTCTTCATCAAGGCTACCGGGCGCGATGCCGTCACCGACTATACCGTTACTGTCGACAACATCACAGCAACCGCATTCCGCACAAACTCAAATAGCTTTACATAATAAAAAGGGGCCATTCGGCCCCTTTTGTGTAATGCTCGACTATCAAAGTTTTTATCACGACACCATAAATGTACTGGTGATTTACCATAAAAAACACCGCCGAAGCGGTGTTTTCATCTACGCTAACCGTTGCTGTGAACGGTTGGCGTTAATTGTTTAATATTCTACTTTAATTTATCTACTCATAAATCCATTTGCTTTCAAAGATGCAAGTAGTGAGTTTATAACCTCGTTCACTCCAGCTACATCTGTAGCTGAACTCGCAGGTATTGATGGCATTTTCGTTGTATTATCACCAACTCTAAATCTATCAATAGCTACCGAGTATGGCGGTTCGAATTGCCCATATCTACCTAAGTCATTGTATACAGCATATATTTTAAGGAAGAACCTTTTATTATATGCAAAACCAGACATGAAGTGCGATCTAAGTGAGCCAGTGTAATTGGCACTGTTAACAAATCCATATCTTATTTTCTTCGCACCTGTCGGAACATCAAACCTAACGAATCCACTTATCGGGAACGTTGAGTTAAAACTTTGAGGCGAATACCAGTTTGATGACAAAACAGACCCACTGGCATCAAGCGCCTGAATTATAAACCTCCCATCACCTGAGTTTGCATAAGTCGTTTGAATGAATATGCATTTAATTTCATCCAAGGCGTTTGATTCTGTTACTGATCCTCCAAACTCAGAAACAGAAAACTCATTGTATAGATGCATAGGTGTAAGCGGTTCGTTATGGTTGCTTAGATAATTAAGCCTGAAACCGTTGTTCAAGTCAGTTGAACTATACATTGCTCCATTGCTCCACATTATTCTTGTGTGAGGGACATTTGAACCAGTGCTTGGTGTTAGCCCTATAATTTGTGATGTTTCATTGTGAATAAGAGATGAAACATCAAGTTTATTTGACATGTTATCAAATGCGACACTGTTTATCCCAAGCCGCGAGTTAACAAGCCTTGGGTGTATTACTCCAGATATTCTGTTTGTTGCCAATCCATTAGCATCCCATACGTTATATTTTAATGCTTCGTCTGGAGTGAACCCACCAATCTCATAATTATATGTGTTATTCATGAGTTTTATTGTAGATAGCGTATTGATTTTGAACATGTGCGGGCTATCTATTTTAAAACCAAGGCATGACGACACAACTATTGCAGCGCCAGAAATATCCTTTAAGTAATTTGACTCAATAGTATCAATATTATCAGCCGTTATTGCTGTTCCGTCAGTTGTGAAGCCATTAATGTCCTCCAGATCAGTACCGTAAATTATGAATGAATTACATTGTGTTATAGTTGCTAGTGATGTATTGCGTGGGCTCCCATGTCCTGATAACTGACCGCCAATGTACTGAACGTTGCTTAATCCTTGGAAATAAGCCTGGCAACCAACATCATTAACACTATCCATTACTTTGATATATTCATTTTTCGTTGTCTTATATGTCGCACCAAGAGCAAAACTGGTTGGCCCATTCCCGTTGCAAATTGTGTTGAAAAAATGTACTGGTGCGCTATGTCCATATTCCTGCCCTTCTTTAAAAGACTCAATGAATATACCTTGAAAATAGTTTGATTGCGCCCTGCAACTATGAAATTCAATCTGATTGATACATTCAGGTTCGCCAACATAGAAACCCCATCTGAACGTGTCTACATAGACGTGCTCCAATACTAATTTCCTATTGTCTCCTACGCTTCTATCAAAGTTTATCCCCTTCCCTAAATATGAGTTAGAAAAGCAATTTATGCTTGATATTCTCCCCATAGAACATCCGCTTATGTTCATGAAGGCGTCAGTTTTTGGGTTAGCCTTGTTTGATGGGTTGTGATAAAAAACAGTCCCTGGACGGCCTTCGATATGGATTGGCCCTGTTATTCTTAATGTATCTGAACTTTCAAAATAGTATGTTCCTGCGCTAAGATTTAATTTGAAAGATTTACTAATTGCAAGATTGAAAGCAGCTTGCATCATTGCTGTGTTATCAAAAAGTTCAGCAGGTAAAACGTTAAAGTTTGGTGGTGGTGTTGCAGTAGTTTTACAACCAAAATCCTCGGCTGTAAATGAATTATTATTTACCACTCGTGTCCAATAGTACCCATGGCCAGCAGCGATATACCCACCATCGTCAGTGGCCGTTCCTATGCTACTGATAAACTCACCACCGCCTGTTGGCATTTTATTTTTCGCCGCCCAACCATCATAATACGATGTAAGCAGAACATGCTGACCAGACTTTTTAGGTTTCAAGTTACGTAGAGCAGCAAATGAACTGACGCGACCGATGGAGTCAAATCCGTCAGGTTGCGCCAAAACAACCAGCGTTGATTGATCTCCAGCGTTGTCAATGATCTGCTGAATTTGGTCTCTTGTAGTCTCCGCTGCAACCTCTGAATTTTTTGCCGCATTTTCAGAAGATTTTGCGTTATCCTCTGAAGTTTTTGCCTTACTTTCAGACGCAGCCGCAGCCGCAGCGCTTGATTCCGAAGCTTCGGAGTCTGCCTTAATTTGGTTAGCAAGATTTTGCAGCGATTCGAAATCGAACTCATTAAAGAACTCGACTGCATCAGCAATTACGGTTTCCTGTGACTGATAGTAGCGAAGAGTTTCAGCAACATCTTGCGCCAGTCCGTCAACGGTAAGCGAGTCGCTTAACAGGATCGCGTAGTCAGTAGACGCTACGACAGCGCCGTTTGTGGTAATTGCTTTAATTTCCGTGTCACTGACCACCTTGTTTACGACGGCCATTTTAATCGGTGACGACAAAAACATAATCGTCGCACCAGGGCGAATCAGCGAAAGCGATGATTGCCATTTAGTGCCAGTCCCGGTAACGGTTCCGTCTGCGGCCATAGCCGCTTTGCCTTCTCTGTATAGTGCCATGCCTTTAGTCCTCTATGGTTGGTTGAGTAATGCAGATAATAGCATCAATGAACAAAAAAAAAAAGGAGCTTTTCGGCTCCTTTTAGTTGTTAAATTAGAACGGGATATCATCATCGAAATCCATCCCAGGATTCCCGCCGCTGTTTTGCTGTTTAGGCGCTTGTTGCGGCTTGGGTTGTTGGGGTTGGCCCCACCCGGATTGCTGATTACCGCCGCCGCTTTGCGAAGGCTCGCGCTGGCTGAATTCGAGTTGCGGCATGATCATTTCATTGTGGCTGTAAATTGTGCCGTTGTGCTCGCGGTTAACGATCTGAAGCGTCCGGCAGGTGACGCTGATCACCTTATTCATTTGAAGCGCTTCATCGTACCAATTAATCATATTTTCTTTGGCAAAGAAAACAGCGCGGTAGTTCGTGTAAATTGTTTCGTCCTCGCCATCACGATTGCGGATCTTCATCCGCTCCGACAGGTCTACGGCGTACATTTTCCACGGCCCGTTATTATTGCTGCCTTCCTTGATGTACGGTTCTTTTCGGATTACACCTGTTACAACATGCATTGTCGTTCCTATGGGGCGGTTTCCCGCCCGGTTAAATTAGTTGAAAGATGAAATATCTTGTGCTTCTGGTTCAGGTTTTGATTCTACCTTTTCCGGCTCACGTTTCGCAACCTCTTGCGGTTTACCAGGATTGAAGCCGTTCGCCGGGGTGACTTTCAGTTCTGCCTGGCGTTTGGTGATATCGTCTTCCGTCATTTTCCATTCCGCAGGCGTTAACGTTTGTTTCGCCATCTTATAGATCTCCCGAAGCGATTCGAGATCTTCGCACGCGTCAATGCGTTTTTTGAAGTCTTTCGGCGTCATTTTCGTAATTTCTGCATCATCATCCGCCTGCTTGATACCGAGCGCTGCGGCCAGCGCATAGCGGCGGGCGTAAGACGTTGTTGAGCCGTATGCTTGTTCGACGGTTTTGCTGATCGGCATATTGTACTGAAACGCCATAAACTCACCGCTTTCGTGCAGAAACATCGTTTCGAGGTGCATAACCTTTTCGGTGCTGGTATCCATCATGGATTGAATGACCATAATTTTATTCTTCTCCAGCGCCGGGGAAATCGCGTCGAGGATATCACCAAGATTCGCATAGGTGTTCCCAAGATGGTTGTTCTTACCGCTTTTCTTTGCGGCCACGAAGCCAGATTTTGCCTTGATTAATGCGGCTGCGATGGTGGTAAATTTTTCAGATGTACGCATGATAAAGTTTCCTTTTCCTGATTGGTAATGCGCACTATATCACAAGTGCGCACCAGTGTTTAGCTATTTGTGCCGTATACGTCCGGGAACATGTATTTCACAAACTGCGGGGTCGGCAAAACAACTTCCGCCGCGTTTGACTCATATGATGGCCATGAATCATGCTTCACGCATTCCGCATACTGATGAATCACGCTTTGATACTGCTTGCGACCGATCTCGATCTGCTGGCTGGTCAGGGTGAACGCCAGCGGAGCAAACGGTGATTTTTTCTCCTGCGTTAGCAGTCTGACAACTACCGGGCGTTTTTCGTTGTAGGTCTTCACAAACAGATCGCGCTGCAATGCCATCTTGAGATAGTAGCCCAAGTTGAAGGCGAGTCGCCCGAAATCGTCCGGCTTGGAAGATTGTGTGGTTTTGTAGTCGGTAATCACCACTACCTCGAAAACTTCATCCGGGTTGAACCCCCACTCCTTGATGAGTTCTGGATCGGAAACCACGTCAACATGATCGAGTCGAACCTTGACCTTGACGCCGAAGATCTCACCGAAGATTGACAATTCACGCTGTGCGGTAGGCGATTCGATACATGCGGCGTGTCGCGGGTTGGCCAGCATCACGCTGCGCATTTGAACAACGGCATCGAAATCAACATCCTTAACCAGCTTGCGCCCGGAGTTCATCGCGGCGCTTTCGTCGCAAAGTTCAATCGCCCACCAAACATTTACGTCAATCCCGGCGCGATATGCCATTTCCAGAAGTTCCGGGTAATCCTTGTTGGACGTCCCAATCAGGCCACACGCTTTCAGCTTCGCAGACAATGCCGACTTCGACGCAATCAGATCTTTAACCTCGCCCGGAGAAGTCGCCCGCAGGTACTCGCCATTAAATTTTGCCGTCTCAAGCATACAGGTATGCGAACAGGTTCCGAACGCCAGCGCGGCTGTTTCCTCACGCACCTTGTATTTCCAGTGCGCCGGGGATGTTGCGTAAATCTCGCCGAGGCTTGAGCCGCTAACGTACTCCGCGCACCAGGAATCAGGATCGTGATATTGCTCGTTAGTCAATTCACTGTTTGTGTATGCCCTGAAAATTGCTTCAGCCATTGGTATTGCTCCGTTTGTTGTTTCGTTGCGTTAAGTATACGCATGACGTTTTCAGGTGCAAGGCAAAAAGTGCTATTCGCAATTGGTCAAAAAATGAGCGAAATTTACGTAAGACTTAGTAAGATGCATATTACTTGATTTTCTCCATATATTCCATTGAGTTAACGCAAATCGGTAAGATGGTAAGATCCATATAGGTAAATATCCATGAAAAATCTGGCGCGAAATCCAGCTAAAAAAGACACGTACCCCGTAGAAATCTTACCAAGATAAGTATAGAGAGATAGAGTAATAATAATAATATTATTATTTATCATATACTTACTATCTATATATGGCGGGTAATTGGTTAAATTTTGCGCGAAATTTACGTAAGATTCATCTTACTAAATCTTACCTAAAGTGGCTCGACCAGTTTCAAGTCGCTGAATTTCAGGCATAAAAAAAGGTAAGACTGATTTGCTCAATCTTACCTAAATTCTGGTCAACATTTAATCAGAGAATCGACGATGCCTTGTACAACTTACGTTCAAATCCGAGCTTAAAGTTGTCACCGTTCGGAACGATAACTTTAAGATCCCGATCGTCAGCAGCCGCCAGCATATCCCGATCTCCACGACGGCAAACTACCCGCATTTCTCGCTTACCTTCTCCGCCCTTGCCTTTATACCTGTACGCCACGATCTCGACGTTTGAAGGTATGATGCAGGCCCAAACGTCGCACTTGAACGAACTGGCAATATTGAAGTGCATCGCCTCAATCCAGGATCGAGCAAGGTAAATCGGCCCGTTACCGTCGTCGCTCTGATTGGTCACTATCACCGATCCGAATGTCAGATCGCCAGCTAACATCTTCTCGCGCCCCTCCTCATCAATGAACAGCATGTTGCAATACTCATCATCCGGCCCATCCTCATGCACGAGTTGCATTGGTAGCGCGTGAATTAGCTCATGTCTGCCGTTCTCGTGAGTTTTTACGCCAACCTGATATGATTTGATATGCTCATTTTCAATGCCCTCATAGAGCGTTACAGGCGTGCTATCGACGGCCTCCGTTCTGTTTAAAACTGCCAGCACTATTTCATGATCTGCCATCTTTCCGTAGTCATACCCGTTATCACGAGCTACCTGCTTGTTTCTCTTGACCACGTATTCTTGCGGAACCTTTCCGAGATAGCGTCCAAGAATGTTGATGCATTCGCTATACGGCTGGCCGCTTAACTTCATTAACCAGCCGATCCCCTTATCAGCACCGCAGCCGCCACAGTATGCGCCGCCGTCGCCGCGCGTTTCTAACTTGTCAGTCCAGCGGAATCTGTCTTTGCCGCCACAATTCGGGCAGTCCTGGTGTTTGCCGTTGAAATATCGCGAGTGAATGCCGCAAATGTTCTGCAACGCTTCGCGCCACATTCCGGGCATGTAAGGCAAAACCTCTTTCTCATCGTAAAAATCCACGTCGTAACCTCCAAATAAAAAACGCCCACACGAGAATGATAACCCGGCAGGCGTTTAGTAGTTAGTCAAAAAATGCTATCGGACTACGCGGAGCATTTCCCGGCGGTCGCATCGGCGCGTCACTGGCTTGCCGTTGCTATCAAATCTTAAATCTGGTCGGCAGAATGAGGCGCGGAAACCTTTGCAATTGTTCCGGCGGTAGCTCTTATGTACGAGATAAGCGCCATCGGCTGAGATCATGCCGCGCTTACGCCACTGCTGAACAACCTGGATGCTAACCCCCAACTCTTTTGCCGTTCCAGCGATGCCACCGAAGGCATCAATAACCAGCTCCATCCGCGCAGTCAACCCGGCGCGAACCTCATCCTTCAGCACGTAGTAACCAGTCGGTCGCTTGCGTTTCTTCTTATCTTTCCCGCGCGATGTTCCGTTATTGCCGTTCAAGGTTCGCTTATCAACCTTTGCCATTTGTTCCATAATTTAACCCTCATAGCATTTTTTGTTAAACCTGATAAAATGTTCCATGTATTATACACGCAACTATGCGAATGACAAATTAGGATTGCCCATGCTCACAATTGAACAACAAATTGAAGCCTACGCAGACAAGATCCCGTTAATACAAAAGCGGTTCACCGTCGGAAATATCGTTCCTTACCCGTATCAGGCGGTTGCATATATTGAGACCGCGAAGCGGATCGCAAAATATGAACATCCTTTTTACATTAAGGCTTCGGTTTCCGCCGGGAAAACCATCATGATCGCCATGCTCGCGGCGCAGTGCAAGGCAATGAACTTACCCATGATGGTTCTTGCTCGCCAGGCCGAGATCGTGAAGCAGGATTCCGAGGAGATCAGTAACCTCGACGTTCCGAACTCCGTTTATTGCGCCGGGTTAGGCACAAAGGCGGCATACTTCCCGATCGTCGTCGGATCTGAAGGTACGGTGGTTAATGGCCTGTTTAAAATGCTGGGCGACTACGTGCCTTCAGTTCTGGCCATTGACGAATGCCACCAGGTTGACTGGCAAGATCTGGCGGAAGCGATCGCCAACAATGAATCGTTCGAGTACATGAGCAGGCCGAAGGATAAGCCGTATCGCGTGAACGGGGAACTGGTCGATGCCGACCACCCATACGACGAAAAATTCGACGACGTAGAATTCGGCGGCGGTCGCACGCAGTACACTATCGTCATTTGTGAGTTAATGCGGAGGTGCCTTGAGAAGACAGGGCGAGAACTTCGCATTGTAGGCTATACCGGATCTGAGTTTCGAGGGGTGGTTCCCATTTTGCAGGAAGACAAGACGCAGCCGGGATTCTGGCGCGAGCAGATCACCGACATTAACACAAACTATCTTGTCGAGTTCGGATCGGTTGTTCCCACCATTTTCGGCGATACCGAGGCAGATGGGTTGGGTTATGATCTTTCAGAATTCCACGGCTCCAGTCAGGACGGTACGCAGGATTTTAGCGCGGAAGAATTGCGCAAGATGGAAAAGAAAATCCATGAATCCGGCGAAATGACGAAGCTGATTATGCAAAAGGTCGTGGAGCGTGCTAAAACCCGAAACGGCGTTCTTATTACTTGCGCTGGCCAGCGGCATTGCAAGGAAGCGGCGAGCTATCTACCGCCGGACGCAACATACGCGATCATCACCGAGAAGACCAACTCGAAGAAACGCGGCGAAATTTTGGACAAGGCGAATCGCGGGGAGATTAAATACATCTTCCAGGTGATGGCCCTTACCACTGGCGTTAACGTTCCGTTTTGGGATTTTTCGGTGATATTGCGCAAGATCGGATCGCTTACGTTGCTTATTCAACTTTTGGGGCGCGGTATGCGACTGCTAAAAGACTGGCAAAAACAGCCGCCTTACTCGTGGGTAAAGGAAGACCATTTAGTTTGGGACTTCGCCGGGACTATGGACGATTTGGGCCAGCTATATTTCGATCCGATTCTTGAGCAGGCGCAATACCAAAGACGCAAGAGCAGCAAGAACGGCCCGAAAATTTGCCCGGTATGCAAGGGAGAAAATAGCGAGTACGCCCGCCGATGCATCCACAAAGACAGCAACGGTAATCGTTGCGAATACTTCTGGATCTCGCAGCGCTGCGAAGACCAGAAAGACCCACGAACAGGGAAGATTAAAGTAAAAGGGTGTTACGCTGAAAACGATATTGTTGCTCGCCAGTGCAGATGCTGCGGTGTGCAGCTTAAAGACCCCAATGACAATCTCACCGGGAAGCACTATACGCAAAATGACTGGTATGATGTTGTCGGGTTCGATATCGGCTTGACTCGCAATCAGTCCGGGATCATCTTCAATTACGTGTTGCTGAACCATGACGGCGAGCGATTCACCGCAAGGGAAAAGTTCTTCCCGGAATCAGAGAATCAGATTTGCGGCAAGTTGTGGCGTCAAAAGGCAGTCTTCCAGCACGTTAGAGACGCGGTAATGCGCGGCAAGTTGGGCGGGATGAAAAATGCGCGAAAAATCCTTGAGAATGCGCACTACTTCCGAGCGCCGAAGCGCGTAACGCATCGCGTTAACGGTAAGAAGGAAGATATTATTTCACGCAAAGATTTTGGAGACACAGAATGATCGCAGATAAAGGTGATTATCTCGAATACTACGGCGGGCCTGTAAAGGCTTGCCCGCTTGAGAAAATCGATCAGATGAATAGCGTTTCGTGGCTGCGGCACGAATACCCTGATTATCTGTTCTGGCATACAGTCAACGAAGGCAGCAAGCACAAGGCGAGCGCAGTTATCGATCATCAAATGGGATTGCTAAAAGGCGTTAGCGACTTCGTTATCCTGATTGGTTTCGGTGGCAAATACCCGTTCGCAGCCATTGAGCTAAAGCGCCAGGGTAAGGCGCAGGCGTCGCCAGTGAGCAAGGAGCAAAGGGAATTCCTTGCTGCCGTCCGGCGTCGCGGCGGATTCGCCGCCGTGGCCTATGGCTTCGAGCAATTCAAGATCGCTTTCTGCGATGCCATCAAATAGCACTTTTTGTTAAAACCGCCCGGCGAAAGCCGGGTATCATTTCCCCATCGAAACGAAGAATGGAGTGTTGAAAATGAAAAAGATGCTGGCTTTAGTTATTCTGTCTCTTGGTCTTATTGGTTGCAGCGAAAAACCGAAAACATATGATTGCGGGGGGGAAGCGTTCGAGGTAACTAGCAAATATATGAAAGTTGTCAATGGTGAAAACTCTGGCGTTATAATTGATGGCGCTGGCGAAAATCAATATAAACTGCTTACTCCTTTCGGGTACGCTCATTATGTAGTCAACAAAAACACCATTGATGTTAGTGTGGGCGCTTTTCATAATACCTTAACCTGCGAGGTTAAATAATAATGGCAAAAGATATCACAGACAAAGGCACTCGTGACGCATTCATCACGTTTGAGCAATTGGAGCGCGAAACGTTTATTGGCAATGCCCTTGCTACTGGCGGACACTATCAGGCTGTCAGGCCCGACAAGTTTTACCAGGTAACAGGAAACCGATACGCCGGGAGCAAAACGCCTGATATCGTGCGCGATAAGTGGGCGACCGATCGCAGTCTAATCGCATACATGGAAGAGCGTTATGGCAATTACGATCTTGATGCCGCCGCAGACCGAAGCAACGCAGTTTGCCCGAAGTTCTACGACGAAAAAACGGATTGCCTTAAACGCTGGTGGGGAAAAAACAAGCACATTTGGCTGAATCCTCCTTACTCGTTTCCAGATCCGTTTATTCTCAAGGCCATTGAGCAAATGGAGCACGGAAACCAGATCGATATTCTGCTACCCGGCGACAATTCTACAGCCTGGTTCCGTGACGCGCAGAAAATGGCAGCCGAAATTATCTGGATTGTTGCCGATGTTGAAGAGGATGATGACGGTAACCAGTTAAGCCGATCCGGTCGCCTCGCCTTCATCAACGGATTAAGCGGGAAGCCAGTCGACAACAACAATAAAGGAAGTGTTATTTTCATCATGCGCAAGCTCAAGCAAGGAGAGGAGCAAAAGACGCTTTACATTCCGGTAAGCGAGATTTGCCCGTCATTAGCTAAAAAGCGTATGCGCAAACGTGGGATCTGAAAAATGGAACAGATAGAATCTTTCACCGAGTATCTTCGGATCGTGGTTGAATTGCTGGACAAATACGGCTTCATTGGGACGGATGAGGAAAAGTTAGCCTTTGCTGATACCATCGACGGAACCTACATGGAGTTCATGGACAACGGAACCCCGGTCGCTGACTGGCCAGAAATTCTTGAACGAGAATTGATTGAGTTTAAATCACATGAAGGCGCGGAGTATTTCGCAAAACAGCACTAATTGCTAAATAATACCCGCCGCGTGCGGGTATTATTACTTCATCAACCAATCAGGAGCAAACGCCATGAAAACCAAAACCATTGCAGACACCATCAAGATCGTACCAACAAAAGCGCAAGTTGTATCTCGCCACCTGGTTAACCTTTCTCGCCTGTGCATGGCTGACTACATGGCGAACCCTTCAGATAATGGCCTTGATGGTGTGGTCGGTGAGATTTATTTTCGCGCCGGGTACGGCCTTGAAAGCGTGGCCATGTATGAGCAAATGGCCGAAGGTTTTTGCATTTACGGTGACGAATGATGATTGTCGAGACTGGTCGCGCTGCCGTATGGCAGCACGCTAAAGAAGCAGGAATAAGTGATGATATCGTGAAGATCGCAAAGCATTTCGATATCAAAGATATATCAATTATTTTTGGTGGGAAGCTCACCTATCTACACGAGCGCCCGGTGAAGCGCACGCGAATAGCAGTGGCAACGCGAGCGGAGGCAGACGCGCTGAAGATGTTCATCCACGAGTCTAAGCAGCAGAAGAAATATTACAAGTAGCGGGGAGGTGAAGAATGCGATATATTGCGATCTTATTTACGGCGATCCTGTTTACGATCGCAATCATTAACTATGCAATTCAATTGGGATAAATTATGTCACCTAAAATCACAGACGAAGAATTTTTAGCCGCCCGCGAGGAGGGCAAGACCTACCGCGAGATCGCGGAAGAGTTCGGCATGAACATTCGAAGCGTTGAACGTCGCGGCGTTCGCCTGGCGCGACAAGGACACCTACACGGAAACGCCAACGTTGCGAAGCATATCCCGGACGGCTTCGGTGTCAAAGGCACGTCGACGATGATTCGCGCGGACGGCTCCGAGGTCGTTCGGTGGGTTAAGTCGGAAGTAGACCGCGATCGCATGGTTGCGCTTATGGAGGCGGCGCAGGCGGCTTTCTGCGAAGACATTCCACGAGCCGAACCGCAACCGCTGGATGAATCGAAGTTCTACATTGAAGATCAGCTTGCCCTGTACCCGATCTTCGACCTGCATATTGGGGCAATGGCGCATAAGCATGAATGCGGCGAGAACTATGATACCAGCACGGCAGAGAAGGTTCTAAACCGCTTCTTTGATTATTCTGTTTCCGTTGCTCCGCAATCACAAAAGGCGGTTTTGTTGGTCGGCGGTGACTTCCTTCACAGTGACGGCCTGGACGCAGTAACCCCTGCAAGCGGTCACGTTCTCGATCAGGACAGCCGATACGCTAAACTTGTTTATGTTGCCATTCGTTCGCTGCGTCGCGCCGTGTCGCTACTGCTTAACAATCATGCGGAAGTTGAAGTGCAGGTGATCGAAGGAAACCACGACCAGGCCGGGATGATTTGGCTACGCGCGGCGCTGGCGGCGTTCTATGAGAATGAACCTCGCGTTTTCGTTGATGTTAGCCCGGCGATCCTGCATCGCACCTTGTGGGGCAAAACCATGCTGGGCTATACGCATGGCCACACGATGAAAAAGCCGGAAACGCGCCTTGCTGCGATGGCTACCGACTTCCGTAAGGAGTTCGGCCAGTGCGACTACATTTACACGCATTCCGGCCACTGGCATCACCAGACTGTAACGGAACACTCGTTAGGCATTGATGAAGTGCATGGCCAGTTAGGCGCAAAAGATGCCTACTCCGCACGCGGCGGATGGCGATCATATCGGCAGGCTGCTGTGATTCTGTACAGCAAAGACTATGGCGAGGTCGGTCGATTCATCTATCGCCCGAACATGTAAACACGACGGCCCCGCGAGGGGCCAATGAGGATAACCCAATGAATAAAAAATGTATCTGCATTTTCGATCTCGATGGCACGCTTTCAGACGGAACCCACCGCTTGCACCTGCTACCGAAAAAAGATCTCCACCTTACAGAAAGTTGGAGCGAATTTAATGGCGCGTCAATTGGAGACAGCCCAATCCAAAGCACTATTGACGTGGCGAATGCGCTTTATCGATCCGGAATGACCGTTATCATCCTGACTGGCCGATCCGATGAGGTGAAGACCGAAACAATGATTTGGCTTGACCGCTACGGGGTGAAATATGACAGCCTAATCATGCGCCGCGCCAGCGATAACCGTAAAGACACGGTAATCAAGGAGGAGGAGTTACGCAAAATCGGACTTGATCGCATTGTTGCGGCGTGGGATGATTCCCCCAATGTTATTGCGCACTTGCGCGGCCTGGGTATTACGACTTACCAGGTCTGCGACTACGGCGAAAATCTTCACGAGCACTTGAAATCTCACGGAGTAGACAAATGAAAAATGTAATTATCCTCAACGGAGCGCCGGGCATCGGAAAGGACACTATCGCGGAAATCATCTCGCGGAAGTGGCAATACAAGAACCTTAGCTTCAAACAGCCGATGTTTGCCATTGCTCGTGCTGTGCTGGGATCGGCTGATTTTGCACGCTTTACTGCCCGATACCACGACCGCAAGCACAAAGAAGTGAAATGCGATTTTTTGGGCGACCGTTCTCCGCGTGAATTTATGATTCACATTAGCGAAAATTTCGTCAAGCCGACCCTGGGCAAAAATCAGTTCGGCAAGTTGCTTTGCGATTCAGCGCTAATTTCGCCGTTTAACTGCATCGTCAGCGACGGCGGCTTCGATGAGGAGGTGGAGCACGTCGCAGCGCATGAGGCGCTTAACGTGTTTGTCGTCCGCCTTCATCGTGACAGCATGACATTTGAGGGTGATAGCCGCAAGCATATTCGACGCCCGGATCTGATTAGCGACACTTACCATGAACTCGATTTTGATATGACCACTGGCGAGCCTGAAGACGACGCGCAAAAAATCCTTGATATGGTGTCAGATGTTGCATTAAAATTATAAAGTTAATGCCTTTATTATCATCACCTTAACTATTGGGAACCTTGACGGGTTCCCTTTTTTTTGTTCTTAATTTGGCCAAATGAATATATCATCACCTTACCATTTAACTAACAGAGGTTGCATATCATGCGGGAATTCATCAACGCGGCAACCAATAGCAGCGGTGGCGTTGCCCTCGCGGGATCTGCAACCGGGCAATTAATCATTGCTGCCATTGGCTTATTTTTCATGATTCTATTCGGCTCCTTCGGCGCGTGGTTGCGCTGGCGAGATTCAAAGGCGCTTCGTGAAGCGCTGGAAGCCGGGGATATCAAAACGGCGGTGAAGATCAGGAGTAAATAACATGGGGATTAAAACGCGGGTTACATTCGCGGCGGCGGTGGCGATCGCGGTCGCGTTCCTCCCCAAAGTGGAGGACACGAAATACAATGTTTATATGGATATCGCTGGCGTCCCGACAGTATGCGAAGGCATCACAGGCCCGGACGTTATCATGGGTAAAACCTATACCCGGTCAGAGTGCGACGAGCTTTTAACCAAGCATATCCAGGTGGCGAAGCGAACCGTTGACAGCAAAATCAAAGTCGACGTTCCGGACACCTTCAGGGCGTCTATGTACAGCTTTACGTTCAACGCTGGCGGCGGCGCATATTCTGGCAGCACCATGCTGAAATTAACTAACCAGGGCCGATTGCGCGAGGCGTGCGAGCAGCTATATCGCTGGACGTACTACCGCAACCAGAAAACGGGAAAGATGGAGAAGTCAAAAGGCTTGTATAATCGCCGGGTTCAGGAATATCAACTATGCATTAAGGATCTGAAATGAGCACATTAAATTTTCAACGAGCGCTGGCCATCGGCTTTATCGTGTGGGCGGCTGCCGTCGTTTCCGGTTGCGCGTCAAGCGTCCCAATCCTTTCCGATCTGGTTGGTAGTAAGCCGGATATGACGGCGCAAGTCGGCGCGGAGAACGTTAAACAGGCGGTTGGCGTGACCAACAAAACGGACACCTCAAGCAAGCAGGAGACCACGTTCAAAGAGTCGGCGGTAGGCAAGGTTGACACGTCGAACAAGAAATCTGTAACGACCTCCAGCATTCACGCCAACCAGATTACGGCGGACAAGATAGAGATTCGTAACGATGAAAGCGGAAGCCTGATTCCGTGGCTGATTGGTGGAATTGCGGTAGTTATGCTTTATGCTGGCGAGCGGATTTTTTCGTCTTTGGCAAGAAAGAAAAACAAAGGGGCGTAATGCCCCTTTTTCTATATGTACCGTCTGACGTGCAATAGCGCTACTCCGTCTTCATCGTTAAGCCCATGCTCAACCGTGTTGGTTGCGGCCATTCCTTGATAGAGCAAGATGAGCGCGGCACGCAAGTAATTTTCTGGTGTGATCTGTTTCACGCAAACAATCCTGTGAACTTCCGTTATCAGATCTTCCACCTGGTTTCCCGAAAAGCTGTTCATCACTGAGTTGGTCAAGATGCATCATCTCCCACATATATCTGTTATCCATCCCATCGAACGACCGGAAATCAAAGCCTATTTCCCTGTTATCCGGCCCCGTACACCACACAGCGCCGTTTTTTCCGTCAAGGTATCCATTCGTATAGCTTCGCGCTAAAAACTCCTTAGAGACCATTGAGGCGAACATACGTTGCGACACGTTGGCGGCTTTTGCCAGGCGAGGCACTTCGCGGTGCATGTAAACGAACTTCGCAAAATCCTGCCGGGTGAATTCCCGGCGAGATTCGCAGAACTTGTAAATGTCAAGAATGAACATCAATTACCTCATGAACGACGGGTTGATAAAGACTTCGGAATCCATCACGCAGATAAAGCCTAACTCCTCCATCTTCGGCAATAAGCGTTCCTTAATCTTTTTGCTCACCCCGGCCTGACCTTTGAAGATCTTCAGGTTGCGGCAGGCGTTATAAATGCCCTGTACGGTCATAACACCTTTTGCCTGTTTGCAGCGACTGGCGATAACGTCATACAGCGCTTTAATTTCCGCTCCTTCACCAGCAAAGCCGGAAGAGTCAGCCGACGACAAATACGTTTTGCTCAATTCATGGAACATGATGATCGCTTCGTCAATGGTCGCCGTGTCGATCTTCTTCGAGCGCTTCCCGCCTGGTTGCCAGTTCCGGATCGTGTGAATCACGGAAGCCAGACGCATAACCTGCTTATCAAACTTACCCATCGCGCCGCGAAGCATTGTATGCGAATACTTTCCGCCGTCGCCTAACTCCGGTTCTAACTCCTGGCGGGCCTTATTCAGTCTCCGCATTGCCGCGTCAGTAACCTGCAACTTAATGTTCGACTCGCTCATAATGTCATGAATCAGCCGGAAGTAATCCGCCTTCAGTGACTGGTAGATCGGCTCATAGGTCGAATTTCCGTTTTCGTCGATGAACACGCGTTCACCCAAACGGGTTTGCTCACGAACCAAAAGGAAGCGTTCAGATACCCCGATCCCACGAGAACCAGCCTGCATAATGGCGTCGATGGTTTCATCCTGTGCAATTACGCAAATGCAGCCCAAAGCCACGAATGACATATTATTGCTAACGTCGGCACGAGCGATCGATACGTGGCCTTTATCCCATGCCTTGAGCACCAGTTCGCTGTTCGTCTTCTTTCCGCTATCGTTGCCATACGTAATCCCTAAAAGGCTGTTAACCGCTGTCGCCTCATCGGAAATAACGGCAAAGTTGCCCTGGCGGTTGTTAATCTTCGCCAGGCCTTCCGGGGTGGTATCGGATACCGGAAAAGTTAGATCACATAATTTTTCAAGTTTCTCTTCCAGTTCGTCACGATCTTCGAAAAGTTTCACCATATCAGATTGCGACAACTCACCTTTAAGCGCCTGCTTGTTGGCGGACAGCTTCGCCATGATTTTCTTGCGCTCTTTCTTGCGCGACTCGTTAATGCGCTCGACTTCGGCCACGATCGGATCGATGGCCAGCGAGTTAATGGCAGACTTACCAGCGGAAGGCGGCTGCGACGTGATGACGTAAAGTGTTGTCGGTTGCTCGCTGCCGTGGTACTCGACCCAAAAGCGACCCATCATCGCGGCGGATACTGTTCCGAGAAAGTGCATGTAAGCGGATGATTCCGGGAACTGAACAGAGCGTGCTGCATTGAGCGCCAGATTGCCGACCACATCGTAATCATTTGCGATCGAGATTGTTGGGTATTTATCCGCGTTCACGTCGATATCTTTTGGCTTTGGCCAGAATGAAACGGAGTCACGATACCCGTTCGCACGAATCGCAACGCGCAGGGGGCTGACCCCCTCCCTTTCTGCGATGGCGATAATATCTTGCGGTGATACGCGGTCATTTAAAAACATGCCCTTGCTCCTGATTGGTTAATCGTTCGGCTAATCATATGCCGTATTAAATCCGAGATCCAGTGATAATCTAAACACGCTTGAAAAACGCGCTTGGATTATCGGGGCGCATGGCCCCGAACCCGTCACAGGTATTTAGCTTCGAAAGTCGTTCCGTCCGATACACTGAAGCCAACTTCCTCGCGGTACAGCGTCCAGCGGCATCCGTCACGGTCGAAGATGTATCCAGCAACCGCACCGAGCGCACGACCGCTTTCTACCTGGTAGCGCTTGCCGACGCTGAAGGATTTTTTCATCGGGTTGCTATGGTCAAGGCCTACGCATTTTAGCGTTTTGGTTTTGAGTTCTATGAACGTCGCAACCGCCGCTCCGCCGTCGCCAGCAATAAACAACTCACCGCTAACGCCTACCGACAAAATAACGCGCTTCTTCTTCAGTTCTACGCTGTCATATACCATCATTGACACGTTGCCTTCATTGTCGACGCGGGCGGAATAAAGGTTGTTTTCATGAATGTTAACGGCACGGCTTGACGTGCATTTAATCTTGATTTGCTTCGCCATTTATTTTCTTTCTCCCATCTCGATATACAGGTTAACCAGATCTAGAAAGTCAGCTTTATTTCTGCAACTCAATTTAAAGCCAACGTGCGACTCAATTTTATTTTGCATCGCAGCCAGGGTTGCGCCGCCATTATTCATCCTGAGAACTTCGCGGCATACTTCAGCGAGTTTTTTCGATATCATTTTTTCACCACCTTTATTTCCATGCCTTCGCAAGCGTCCTTGATATCATTAATCAGTCGATTAAGCCTTAAATCAGTCATTACATGGTGATGACGAACATCAATAATCCCGGCAACAACTAACAGCATGACGGCAAAGATAAAACCACCAGGCCCGGACATACACAAAATAGTTAACATCATCAAGATAATAAATTTCATTTCCGTTTACTCCGTTGCGTTTCGATTGGGTAATGCTACCCGACTTTCACCTGGTAGTTTTAGCAATTCGTGCTATTCTCGATAATTCGCCTGGAAAACGGCGCGGGCAAAGCCTCGCGGAGTAATGGAACGCAGCATTTTAGTCCTTTCTGACCTTCCGCCCAAAAACTTCCAGGCCCAAAAGAAATTCACGCCTTCTACTCCATCAGGCGGCGGGAGCCGTTTCGGTTCGACAAATCCGTTTCCATGCCAAATGCACGTTTTCTTCGTGTAATTGTCGCAATGTGGCATTTTTGGATGCCACACAGGTTCGTTCGGAGAAACATAGCCGCCGAAGTCGCGCGGGTGAAAATAGAAGTCAGGCTTGCGCCATAGTGACGACAATTTTCCAACCGGGTTTTCTACCATCCAGGGGCAACCATACTTATTGCCTAATTGCTCGACCATCTTCGCATCATCTGCGGCTGATAGAACGTCATTATCTTCCCTTACGTGCTTGATTCCGCTATGCGCTAACAGCGTGCATGATGGGAAAGCGAAAATGAAGTCAGGATCGGGAACGCCGAGAATCGATCGCTTCACGTCAAAATCCTTGTCGATCCAAATGTTAACATACTGGATATTGGGGTGAACCATTCGAATGCTATATTCTCCGTGGTCGCCGGAGTCGGCATTGAAGCAATACACCTTGCATCCCTTGATGGCCCACGGCAGGCCCATGATGCCTGAGCCGTCGAACATGCAGTAAATAACCTTTTCTTTCATGCTTTCCACGCCTCAATGAACATTCTGTTCGATTCCAGCGTCAGCGTGACGCCAGCCAGGGAGGACTGAACGAGTCGACCGCCAGGAACCGTCCCGATGATGTAGCGGCCTTTCGACTTCGTGATCGTGATCTGAGTGAAGCCGGAGGCGCGGTTCATGAGGAGAACGACGCGGCCATGTGCATTCAGGACGGCGAGAATGGAATCAGTCTTCGGATGGTTCATTGTGTAGCTCCTTCGCTTGTTGGTGTGGGGATAGTATGCCACTATCCCGCCATGTTGTTTTAGCAAAACGTGCTATGCCGGAACGCAGGTCGCGTAATCCTGGCTGATGTAGATCGTGCGCTGAACGCGAGGTTCATGATCGCCGAGTTCCTGGATGGGAACATCGTTGCTTCCGACCCGGCACGGAACAGATCCGAAGATAAACTCGCCAGTTTGCTTGTCGTTGATTTGCCATACATTACCGCCCTCCTTTTTGACAACCAGGAAAGGCGCACTTTCCGCGCTGAACTCTTCCGGGCCACGACCGTAGTAATGCGTGATCGCAGCTTTGGCCGCAGCACTGAATGCATCGGTAACGTCATTGGTCGCCTTGTCGCGCATGGCCTTGATACGTTCTTCAGGCGATCCGATGATGTAGGAAAAGCTGTTCGAAATGGTAACTGTTCGCATTATATTTTAACCTCGTTTTGGTGGATGAAGTCGGCGACGTAATGGCATTCGATCGGATTCTCGATGCCCGCGAGCACCTCGCACGACCCGTTATTCAGTAGCTGGCAATGCTGGCACTCCGCGCCGCCAACGCTGGCAATGACAATGGCGATCCCGTTGCATGAACCGCCGAACATTCGATGAGGGAAGGGATAAGCATCGCAGGTGCAAACCACCTCCCCGGCTCGCCGTTTCCTCATACCTGGCCCTTCTCGATGCAGAAAACCCAATCACGAGCGTCAACCGCAAAGCGTGCAACGCCGTCGAGCACCACGAAGACAGTAAATCCATTGACGCCGCGACCCTTCTCGATATCGGTTACGGTACGGAACAGATCGCTTGCGCCATATTGAATTTTATCCCCGACGACTACATCCGCAAATGCTTTCATAGTTAATCTCCTGACTGGTTTAGATGGGTTATCTATACCAGGCCTCGCGGCCCGGCGTTTAGCAATTCGTGCTTATTTGATGCCTTGTGCGATTTTATCCATTTTGCGGAACCAGATGGCCAGATCTTCGAGCGTTTCGAACAGGTCAGCTTTCTTGCTTTCCATGATCGCATCGCAAATCAGGTTTACATCGCAAGCCATGACGCCGAGGTATTCACCGTAAGCACGGACACCAGCAACATTGGACGCCTTGCTATCACGGCGGCACTTCTGCGCCTTGTAAATCAGGCTCATGATGTTGGAGGTTTCTTTTGTCAGAATATGAACATTGCTCATGATGTTTCCCCTTTGGCTCAATTCGTTTCGTTGAAGCCATCATAGCAAAGCCGATCGCGTGGCTTTTAACAAAAAATGCTATTCCCGCGGTTGCTGATTATTCCACAGATTCGGAATAGTGGAATAGATGGTGATTGCACCTGATTCCATGGTGATTAGTTTTTACGAATCATGATTGCTTTTGATTGTTTCATTTTGTGCAACGATTTTGGGAGTGTTTCAGGATTTGCAACGAATTGCATAAATGTATGCACCATGCACGCAATTTGCCGATCGAAGCTGGCAGAACTGGAGTTGTGTTTCCCCAACATTTACGTCGTGTGGGAGTGTGGGGGAGGGATAATCTTACCTAAAAATTGCGCAAAAAATGACCAATATAAGCCCATATATAGATAGTAAGTATATGATAAATAATAATATTATTATTATTACTCTTTATCTTTATATATGTTTGGTAAGATTTCTCCGGGGAGGTTATGGATTCCTCTTGCGCAAGCCATAATTTTTAGATGTTCCGCCGCGAAAAAATGTATATATGGATATATGGGGGATGACAGCGAATCTTACCAAACACGCCGAAACCCTTTGACGGCAAGGCTTGCGGCCTGTATTATCACCTTCCGAAACATTACCAAACGCCGTAAATGTGGGGGAAACACAAATGCAATATAAAGGCTATGAGTTCGAAGAAGTCGACGTGTCAGAGTGGATGCGGTACGACGCAGAAAAGCAAGCCGCTTACCATGAATGGCTGCAATCCATCACGTTTGGCGACGCCACCAGGCTAGCCGGACGGAACCAGGAAGCAGCGAAGGCGGAAGGCACATTCACTGGTAATCGTTCGTCCGAGATCCGGCGCATGTTCCTGGATGGCGGGCGGCGTATCCAGATGACGGCGGAGGAGTTCGTGGAGAAGTTCGGCGTTAATCCGGTCGACAACCATTTCCGCAGGCCGTTGCTGAAACTTCTGGAGCCGGGTGAAGTGTTGCGAGTGAGCCTGGGGGCGGGGTTAATCTCCGTCTTTACCGAGTTCGACGGAAAGGCCGGATCTCACCTGGAGGCCGAAGCGTACAGGCGGCAGGGCGCTATCTCTGAGCGGGAAAGAATCCTTTCCATCATCAACGAAGTAATGCCTGAAGGCATCATGCTAAAAGGCTATAAGCTGGCACTAATCGCCAAAATCACAGGAGAATAACCATGAAACTATATCCAGACCAAAACGACCCGGCGGCACCGATGCGCCTGGGCGACACGCCAATCAGCGAGCAGGAGGTTATCGCAGCCATTGCCAGGGCATCGGACGAAGAAAATCCAACCGCCCTGGAATGCGTGACAGCCGACCTGCTGTTAATGTCATTTCTTCCGGAATCTGAATCCTACATTCAGCACATCACCGAGACGGGCCAGGCGGTGACTAAGCCGGAATTCATCGGCGCGTCGAACGTCCTGGCGATGATGGCCGATGAGTCGGATAACATCATCAGCCTCGACTATCCGCAATAGCACTTTTTGTTAAAACCCGGTCAGAGCGATCGGGTATTATCTCTTTATCGACAACGAACCGAGGAAAGCGAAATGATTACTCTGATTACCTGGGAACACGAAAGCAGCAAGCCGGAAGTGCGCGAGTTCGAGACAGTGGCGGCGTGCTACAACCTGGCGGCAAACGGTGGCTTTTACAAGGCGCAGATCGTTAACGAGTTCGGGGTTGTCGATTATGAATTTTAAGGCGAGCGATGTAAAACCTGGCGCGGTCTACGGATCGCGCCTCAACAACCGCCTTTGGCGCTGGGATGGCGAAACCATGTGGACTAAAGGCGATGGCGATGCTATTTGGCATGAATGCGGCTGGCCTCACCCAACAATGAGCCGCCTTGATATCGCTTATTATATTTCAGTTGGCGATATGCACGAGGTGGAAAGATAGCACTTTTTGCTAAAACGCCGATGGCGAGATCCGGTATTATTTACCCATCGACAACGAACTGAGGTGATGAAGATGGATAAGGTTATCAAGATGAGTGAAGTCAAGCCGGGCATGATGGTTAAGTTTGCTGGCAAGTTCAGCCTGGTTCTCGCAGCAGATCGCAAGGCGAACATTCTCACTATTCGCGTTAATGGAAAGGCCCAACTCTTCGCGCCGCAGTCCGACATTGAAGTTGAAGTTCGTATCAAGTAAGCAACCTGGAGATGAAGATGAGCAAGAAGAATCCATATTCAACCAGCAACTACCATAACGAACACGTCATGCGCTGGCACTGGCAGAAACTCAAAGAGCGCTACCTTGCACGCCAGGGCAAATAATCGCAATAGCGCCGCTTCGGTGGCGCTATATTCCCACCACCAACACGGCAAACGCCAGGAGGAATGGCCATGCCACGATTTTCAGCAACAACCAAACTTCGCACCTTCGCCGGGATGCCGATCCCATACTCATCAACCAAAGCCGTCCAGGGCAGCGAACACGGCGTTTACTTCCACTGGTTAGGCAAGTGGAGATTCACCGTCATTCGCGGCTTTTACGTGACCTGCGATCGCGTGGATATCGAAGACCATTCCGGCGGAAACCAGGTTCACGAGTTCAAAAGGCACGAATAGCACTTTTTGCTAAAACTCGATCGGGGCAATGCGGTATTATTACCCCATCGAAACAGAGGAGCAAAAACATGATTGGCAACCACAACAACGAACTGAACGCAGCAGCCCACCGTCGCGCCGTCGAGCAGAACTTCAACGCGCTTAAAGTAGCCTGCGATGAGATGAAAGCAATGCTTGAACTACCGTCATGGGATCCCCAACTCGAAGACTACTATGACGGCCTACGCGTCAAGCGTGACGATATCATCAACCGCCTGCGCCTGGCCGGAATGTTCCTGTAAGGAGAACGCAATGATTCACGAAGTTAAATCCGGCGAGCAAGTAGTGGCCACCATCACGCAGCGCCACGTTGTAGCCTTCCAGATTAACATCCCTGGCACGTTCGATATGCAGTCGTTTGACGTGCCAGTTTGGGCCAACACGGTTGCCATTGATGCCGACGGCTCAATTTGGGCCTATGAGTCGACCGCTGAAAATGTTCGCCTACTGAGCTACTCGCCTGATTCATGGGTGGATAGGGGGCCGGGCGGAAACAAAATGGTTCAGGTTGGCGAAATGGCTCGCTTCCCTGATTGGGCAAAATCGAAGATTGACCTTCGCGGCCTGAAATAGCACGAATGGCTAAACGCCCGGTCAAGGGATCGGGCATAATCATCACGAAGTCTATTAACAAACCGATTATGCAAGGAGACAGAAGAATGCAACAATTTGAATCTCGCGGCAAGACCTACAACCTGCCGGACACTGCTACCCATGCCGCCCCCTGGTGCGTGCGTCGGCGTCTACTTTAAGGATGGCGATAGCTGGTTTTTCATGGGTGATGTGATTGTGGATGTACCGCCGAAGAAATGCGGCTTACTCTTGGGCTTCTACGATCGCGACGTGGTGGAGTTGAAGCAAAAGCGCGTACCTTTCGCTTTCTGGAACAAAATCAAAGGGGCGATCTTTAAATGAACCAATTCGAATTCCTGGCGCGGGCGCACCGTGCTCTTGCAATGTACGCCTTCAGCAAGAACATGAAGATTATCAGTGTTGAGGTTGAGTTCAACAATATCAGCATTTCCGGTTATGTGGGCGGCTCGTACCACGTTACAAAATTCAGCTTCCCGTCGCTGGACAGCCTGGAGCGTGAGGCGCTCGGTTTCTGAATAGCACTTTTTGCCAAACGCCCGGTCATGAGATCGGGCATAATAGCCATACACCAAACAACGGAGATTCACCATGATTCGCACGATCAGGCCGCTACCCAATAACATTTACGCCATGCTTGTGGTTCGCGCGGCGAGACTGATTCACGTCAACGAGGCTGGCAACGTGGCTATTTTGTGGTTTAAGCGCCACTCAAGCGGGGTTGGCCTGAGCATTGAAAGATTCGGGCGCTTTAATGGCAACTCACAAACCCATTCCCATTGGGCGGATGGAACTTACCACTGGACGCACGTTAAGCACGTCGAGAACTTCGACGCCAAATCACTGAGCGACGACGACGCCTGGAAGATGGTAACAGACCTCTTCGGATATGATGCCTGCATGGAGGTAGTAGGATGATACGTTTATCAGACTTCGATCGCCACTGTTTAACCGGGCAATTTGGCGAAAAGCCAGTAATGTGCAAGATCTCGAAGGTAAAAGGCGACCCCATCGAGCAGGTCAGCACGCTTAGAGGCCTGGCCATGCGCAACCGACTTTACATCCAGGTGCGCGGCGGACTGTTCGCAAAGCAGGTTCATTTTGCGTATGGAACAGGGTTCTACACTGGCGGAGACGGAGTAAATCCAGCGCCGAAGAAGGTTAAGCCGCGCGAGATAATCGAACACGGCTACGTTTGGACTAACGGGATCTACTAATGGAAACGGTAAAAGTAATTTGCACGCACGCTGGATATTCGCCGCTATCAACCTATTTCACTCCTGGCCGCGAGTACAGCGCAAGGTTCGGCCCCGGCCTTGATGAAGTCTGGATTTTGCAGGACGACCAGAACACCACTGATGACGAAGAATTCTGGCCAGCCTGCCGTATGCCGGACGAAAAGATCGCCATGTACGCCAATAGGCCATACGAAAACAACGTTTTGTTTGAGGTGAAAGTATGAAGGTAAGCAAAAAGAAAATAGTGCTGTATTTTGTGCTTGGCTTTGTTGGCCTTGCCATTCGTGACTATGTTGGGTGGAATACGTTAGGATCTATCCTCATGATTGTAGCAGTATGCCGCCTGTCAGAGATTAACGGATTCTGCCGTGGATATCGGGCAGCGTTCAGCGGCGAAAAAGAATAGCACTTTTTGTTAAAACTGCCGTAACGTCATTTGATAAAGTGGCGTTACTGAAGTGAAACAATCCAATCAGGAGCACGCAATGAACGACAATTTAATCGCACTGCTGGAAGAACTGAATTCCTACGGCTGCGCATACATCGAGCTTTCGAGCGAGCAGGTTATTGAAGTCGCAATCGACGATGACGCCTGGTTCACCAGATTAAGGGTGGCGGCAGGGGCCGAAGAGGAATTCGAGGACTGCGGCATCCGTGAAGTAACCAACCTTCTCGAATCCCACCAGGTGAAGGAGATCCGATAATGAAAACCGTCAAACTTATGGTTGTAAATGCGGCCCGCGAGCGTGAGCGCCACCTTATCGGCTGCGTATTCGATGCCGTCGAGGTGCGCGAACCGCTAGGCACAGTGCACGTAATCCAGGGCGGATATCTGAACGAATTCATCGTCAACCCGCTGGACACCGACGAAGATTTGACCATCCGTGTTGGCGGCGAGCCGGAAAACGCGCTTTTCCACCTGCGGAAAGTATCGAAGGCGTCGCAGCGCAAGTTGCTGGTTCGCGCACTGAAGCGCATTGCGAAGGAGCGCGGATACACCGACGCATACATCCGCAAGTTCGGCACGTTCGCTGGCGTAGGCGATTGGGCGCGGTCATGGGCCGACTTCTACTTCGATAAATCAGGCGAATTCTGTTCCGTGCATACGGACTGGCTGCATGGAACCGAACACGATCCCGTTAACGGCCACGAGTGGTACGAATTCATTGAGGCTGAATTAGACGCCCTTTGATAGCACGAATTGCTAAAACGAACGTCCGGGGATGGTGCATACTATCCCAATACTAACGAACAAAGGAAATTACCCATGAACAAACCAAAAATCATCCTGATCCCGTCCGTCGATTCCGTGGTTAATACTTACGCGAAATTCACCAAAGGCAAGCGCTATACCGCAACCGCATTTACCAAATGTTCCGGCGAAATGCTTTACAGGGTTAGCGATGACTACGGGCGCGAGTATCACGTAAACCCAAAATCTTCGCAATATCTTGGTGGCCATCGCTTCGATATTGAGTACCAGATCGAAAGTTGCAGCAAGCGCGAAATGCTCGCTTATGACGATAGCCGAACGATCTCCATCGCCACTGCTGGCATCGGTGACGGGTTTATTAACCGGGCCTGCATTGTTGACCTAATTCCGTCCGACAACAACACCAAAGGCGACGACACCGACCCGCTGTTAAAAGCCGTAGTTCGCGCCGGAATCGATTTGGCGCTGAGTGATGCCTCGTGCGAATCATTTATGCGCGAACCATTCTCACGAATCGCGGAGCTTGAAAAGCAGGTTGCTTTCCTGACTGGTGAACTTCAGACGGCTATCGCCACGATCGAGAAGGTTCGGGAAATCATGCGCACCGAACCTGGCTATGACGTTGAAGATCACGCGCGAGTTTTGCGCATGATGGCCGATGCTTTCGCAAAGCTCCAGCAATAGCACGAACCACAAACACGAACCGGGGTTGCTGCATGGCGACCCACCAAAGAAAAGGAAAAACATCATGATTTACGCAATTATTGCCCTGGTGGTTCTTATTCTGGCCCTGTATGCGTGCGGATGCTTCCTCATGCGGGCCTTACTGAAATCTGCGGATTCTACCGACAAAGAAGATCTTTATCCTGTGCTTTGCTGGCCATGGATTACACTTTCCGCCGTTGGCAGCGTGATTATTTCCCGCAATTTTAAGTGGTGAGATGGCGTTTGTGTGCCAAAGTGGATAGCCAGCAAAATAGCACGAATTGCTAAAACTTCCGCAAGGCCATTTGATATAGTGGCCTTATTGAAGCAAACCAATCAGGAGCTAACAAGATGCAAATCCCTTACCCATCAAAAACTGAAAAATTCCTTGGCCTTGTGGTAGTAGAAATCACTAACCCGAACATCCGCAACGCCGAAGACGAACCGAGTTTAGCAGAGTGGGCAGGAATCAAAGAGGGAGACCGCTTCACCTGCGAAGCATACGAAGGCGGATTCCTTTGGGCGCAGGCTGGCAAGCATTATAACTCTGAGGAGTTCGGAGAGGTCAAACCGTCAGACTGGTTCGAGCTTAACGAAGGCGAATATAAGGTGATCGAAGAATGAGCAATAAAATTTGGGTGCTGACCTACACTATCGGAACCAACGAGGGGCGCAAATCGCGCCGCCTCATCTGTGACACCAAAGAGCAGGCGATTATGCAGAAAACCGTTCTTGGTGGTGATCTTGTCGAGTATCTCCGCAAGCCTGAAGCGTTCAAGGTGCGCTGGCAGGAAGGCATGGATATCAACGGCGCTTTAGCGAGCCACCCGAAGACGTGGAGCGACTTTCAATGCCTGCGGGCGGAGCTGGAAGTGAAGGCCTACCCGTTAACCAATATTCGGGAGCAGCACGCGGAGTGGTCGGATCGCCAGTTCGGTAACGTCGGGCCAGTCGGGCCGCTCAAACACCTGGCGAAAGAGGCGGTCGAGGCCGCCGAAGCGCCGGATGACATTAGCGAGTTCGCCGATATCCTGATGTTGGTATGGGACGCAACGCGCCGCGCCGGATTCAGTGATGAGCAGTTGGCCGAAGCGGTGGCGGAAAAGCTGGAGCGGAACAAGCGCCGGGCATGGGGCGAGGTCAAAGATGGCGAACCTTGCCACCATGTGAAAAATTAACTAAATCGAATGCCGTTTAAAGCGCCTGTAAGCCATTCTAGCTGGCGCAATTTTAAGGAGGGCGATTGTATGCCTGAATACTCAAAAGTCGAAGATATGCCGATTGGCGCAACCATTACGGGAATTTGCATGAGCGAGTCTGTCGACGCCATCAAGCCACTGGCGTTCCCGGTTACGCAGGTTGAGACGGACAGCAGAAAGGGGTTCATCTTCATCTACAAAAACTTCAATAGTCCGCTGCGTGTTGAAGTGTTCATTGCTCGCGGAACCTGGGTGGAATGGGAGAAGGCCAAATGTTCGGACTGAATGAAGCGCAGTACAACGCCGTGAAGCGCATAGCAAAGAAGATGGTCTCAGAAACAAAAGACGCCATCAAGAAGGACAAGAAGACCTACGATCAGGTCGCCGCGAAGATGATCGATAAACATTGGGCGCAAATCAACACGCTGGTTACTCGCGGCCAGTTTATCTGGATAGCTGGCTACCTGGAAGGCCGATTCGGTCGCAGGGATGGCGAGTATGAATAAAAAACAGCCAAACGATTCAGCGACCTATTGACGCAATCGCGCTGACCGGGTAACGTGAACCACGTAGACGCAAGAGGCGGTAAACATCCGCAAGTCTGGCCCCGCTTAGGGGAATTTACAAAGGGGTTATGATGCAGTATAAAATCATACTCACAGCAAGAAAAATGGGCGGCTTTTGCAAGTCCTGCATTCAAGAGTTCAGCATGACGATTGAGGCGAACGACGCCGCAGACGCGGTGGAGAAAGCAAAAAAGCAATCCGGCGTCAATCTGGATACGCATAAAATCAACATCAACTACATAAGGGAAATAAATCAATGTTAACTCTGTTTATTGCACTGTTAATGCTGTTCATAGGCTATCATGTTGGCGCGGCTCATCTTGTCGAGCGCCTTTCAAAGCGGGTACATGAAGGCACGTTTGCTGCCATGATGTACAATAAGAAAACGGCACGTTGGGAAAAAATTGGCGATCCGGATGGTATCGCAAAACGAATTGCTTTTTCGCCGCTTCCGTATGTTGACTGTGAGCTATTTGTGAAACTCCAGAAGACTCTGAATCGGCGAAACAAACTGATATGATACAAGAACCCGCTTCGGCGGGTTTTTTTATGCCCGCGATCTGATATACTCGCAAATCAACATAGAAGGAGGGTACAAAATGTCTGAAGAACGTAGAAAACGCGTAACGAAATCGCACTTTGCAGGCAACTTTAAAGCGCTATATGAAAAGGAGTTCGGCGTGGTGCTAGGGCGCACGGCAGAGATGACGCCGGAACAATTTTTTGATATCGCAAAGCGTTACTTCCAGTGGGCCGAAGATAACGCAATCAAGGCTGCGGAAACGGCAACGTTTCAGGGCGACGTTAACGAGTGGGGAGTGAACAAGCCTCGCATTTTTACGATCACAGGGTTAAGCCTGTTTTGCGGCGTGAACCAGTCAACGCTTGGGCGCTACCGTCACGATCCCAACTATGCTCCCGTCATGGAGTTCATCGACTCCGTTATTTATGAGCAGAAATTTCAGCTTGCTGCCGTCGGAATGATTAACGCTTCTTTCGTCGGTAAAGAGATGGGGATCGATAAGCCGCCAGTGCTGAACATCGACGCTATCGCCGGGGATAAGAACGAGATCACCGAAGAGAAGTTAGAGAAGGCAGTGACCAATATTCTTGATAAGCTGTAAGGGTCAGATATGAACGAAATGATCATTTGGGAAGACCTGTCGCCAGCAGATAAGCTGGCAATTAAGGCGCTGAGTACGCGCAACTTTTCGCTATTCCTGAAGATCTGGTTCCAGATCATCCAGGGCGAAAAGCTAATGTGGAACTGGCATCACTCCTACTTTTGCCACACGGTTGATGAAATTATCGCCGGGAAGCGCAAGAGCACGATCGTTAACGTTGCGCCAGGCTCCACAAAGACGGAGGTGTTTTCAATCCACCTCGCGCCGTATGCGTATCTCAAGTGCCGGAAGGTTCGCAACCTTCAGATCTCGCAGGGTGACGCCCTGTCAAAAGGCAACTCGGATCGCGTGATTAAGATCTTCTCATCAAGCGAGTGGCAGGAGCTATGGCCATCAAAGTTCGGGCGTAAGCAGATCGATGAATTCCAGGTGATGGATGATAACGACCGCGTAAGGCTGGAAATGGTTTCCCGTTCGTCTGGCGGTCAGATCGTCGGTAAGCGTGGCGGGTACATGACGCCAGGGTTTAGCGGCCTTATCGCGCTGGATGATATCGACAAACCGGATGATATGTTCTCGAAGGTGAAGCGTGAGAAAAACCACGTACTACTGAAAAACACCATTCGATCCCGTCGAGCGAAGAAGAAGAAAGGCGACGAAACGCCAATCCTTTCCGTGCAGCAGCGATTGCACGCGCAGGATGCCACCTGGTTCATGATGAGCGGAGGGATGGCCATCGACTTCGATCGCATTGTTATTCCGGCGATGGTAACGCGGGAATATGGCGAATCACTCCCTGACTGGTTGCGACCTGAGTTCGAACGCGACGTGCTTTCCGGCCCGTCGGTGGTCATTGACGGCGTGGAATACTGGTCATTTTGGGAGGAGAACGAATCAATCGAGAACCTGGTTGCGCTACGCGAAGCCGATCTTTATACGTTCCTTTCGCAGTATCAGCAGGAGCCAATCGCCCTGGGTGGTAACGTGTTCAAGTCGGAGTGGTGGCGCTATTACGGAGATTCCGACAAGGCGCACGAGCCGCGCCCTGACAAGTTCGAATATACGTTCATCACGGCGGACACCGCGCAGAAGGTCAAGGAGCTAAACGACTACTCTGTAATGTGCTATTGGGGCAAGTATCGGGATCGCGTCTACTTCATTGACGGAATTCGCGGAAAATGGGAAGCGCCAGATCTCCGCGTTCAGGCCGAAGCATTCATCAAGCAGTGCTGGCGTCGTAACAAGGAGTGCGGAAACCTTCGCCGGATCTACATCGAAGACAAGGCGAGCGGTACTGGTCTAATCCAGGATTTAACGAAGGCTGTAAACGGCATGGGCGAGATCGTCCCGGTGCAGCGCGATAAAGATAAGGTCACTCGCGCTATGGATGCACAACCAATCATCAAGGGTGGGCGTGTCGTGCTGCCGGACAATCACCCATTCGTTGCAGAGCTTGAGGCGGAGATGAGCGCGTTTACATATGACGATTCTCATCCACACGATGATATTTGCGACAACGTGTTTGACGCCGCAAACCTGGAAATGAACCTGAGCGACGATCCGGTAGAGCGAATGAAACGCCTTGCGGGATTGAAAAAGCTGGGTCGCTAATACATAATGTGGGCCTGACGGCCCACACTTAAACAAGGTTGAAATATGAATAACATTAAGATGGACGACTATAATCAAATCTTTAATGGTGGCGCTGGCTATGCGTCAACCCTCGCGTCTATCGCGGCAAGATTTGGAACAATGTCGCAGGTTGAAGAGTTCTATCATGAAAACGGCATGGCGAAGAAAATCGTTGACGTGATCCCTGAAGAGATGGTCGCCCCCGGCTTCCAGCTAAACGGAATTTCAGATAACACCAAGTTTCAATCGGAATGGGACGGGTTAAATCTGGAGCCGCAAATCACTGATGCTCTTTGCTGGGCGCGGCTGTATGGTGGCTCCTACGTCCTGGCGATGGTTAACGATGGTCGCGCGTTGACTTCAGCAGCGAAGCGGGGTAAGCCGCTCGAATCGATCGTTGTTTACGACCATGATTCTGTTTCCGTCGCAGAGGAGGAAACCAGCCCACGAAGCCCACGATTCGGGAAGCCTAAAATGTACGAGGTGAAGCCGCTAAACGGCGGGCAACCGTTCAAGGTGCATTATACCCGTATGCACTACATCGACGGCGAGCGAGTAACCAACAAGGTGCGCAAGCTAAATAATGGCGCTGGTGGTTCGGTGCTGAACAAGTCGATCATTGAAGCGATTCTTGACTATGACTATTCGGAATATCTGGCAACGCAGCTACTGAAGCGCAAGCAGCAGGGCGTTTGGAAGGCGAAAGGCCTGGCGCTAATCTGCGACGACAAGGAAGGCGAGTACGCCGCCCGGTTGCGCATGGCGCAGGTTGATGCTAATTCCGGCGTCGGAAACACGATCGGCATTGATGCTGACGACGAAGAGTACACCGTTATCAACTCCGATATTTCAGGCATCCCTGAGTTCCTTTCCGCCAAAATGGATCGGATTGTCGCCCTGTCAGGCATTCATGAGATCGTGCTAAAAAACAAAAACACTGGTGGCGTAAGCGCAAGCCAGAACACGGCGCTACAGACGTTCTACAAACTGGTTGACCGCAAGCGCAATGACGATTACAAGCCGCTGTTAGAATTCCTGTTACAGTTCATCGTAACTGAGGAGGAATACAGCGTCGAGTTCGAACCGTTGTCGCTGCCTACCGATGCGGAGAAAGCGGATATCTTCCAGAAGAACGCCAACGCGGCTCGCGGCCTCGTTACCGACCAGGTTATTGACGCCAACGAAGCGCGTGATACTCTGTCGGCGTTAATTCCGGAACTGAAGCTAAAAGGCAACGCGCCGAAGCAGAAAAAACTTCCCGATCGCACCAATGGTTCAGGCAGCACGCAAAGCGCAGAGATCTTAAACAACACGGAGGCGGATGATGAAAGTTAACGGCAGAATCCCAAACTGGCGTTATCCTGAAGCAAGCGAGCGGGATTTATCCCGCTCCATGCAGGACGCAACAACCGATCTCGTGGTAGAAATGCGCGATCGCTTAGACCGCCTGAAGTTCGATGCCACGGCGGAGGAAATCAGCCAGGCGGAAGACGATATCAGCGAATCAGCCATTACGTTCTTTTCGGTCGTAATTGCGGCTCTTGCCTCCATTGGGTTGACCATCTATAGATTCAATTCTAAGCAGTGGCTTGCAATTGCGATCGCGGCTGGCGGGCGGAACAACGAATCAGTTATGCGCCTTAAAGAATTCGGCGCTGGTGGGTATGAAGACTGGTATCAGGAATCGCTAAATAAGTGGCAGGATTCCGCCGAAGCGTCGATCAGGAAGTTGGCAAGCGATATCGTTGCTGACTGGACGACGAAAGTTAGAACCGCCAACAACATTGGCAAGTCTCGCCAGCAGATCGATGAAATCATCGAAGGCCGATACGCTATCTATGGTAGTTGGTCGCGCAACCGGGCAAGCGGAATCATCGGAACTTTTAACAGTATGTTGATGATGCAGCGCCTAAAAGATGCTAAAGTATCGCATTACTTTTGGTTCGGGATGATGGACGACCGCGAGCGCGAGAGCCATATCAAGCTAGAAGGTAAGCGACGCCCCGTTAATGGTGACGGCATTTTCCCCGGTGAAGAGTACGGTTGCCGTTGTTGGGCGGTTCCAGATTTTAACAATGTAGAGGTATCATGATGAAAAGAGTTCAAAGGTTCGACACGGTAAAGATGAAGGCCCGATTCGATGAGAACGGCTTTCTGGTTGATACTCCGATCGTGGCGCGTATCGGTGCGCAGACGTACCAGACGCCAACCGGGCCGCGCGTCGAGTTCCGCCCGCGTTCTGAGGTGTTTGACGCAGAATCGCTGGCTTCATACCAGGGTAAGCCAATCACTTTTGGTCACAAGATGGTGAACGCGCAGAACGCAAAAGGCCTTGTCGTTGGCTCGTGCTCCGGCGCTGGCAAAGAAGAGGGGATCGGCGTTCTTGTTCCGGTGATGATTTACGATGGCGAGTCAATCGAGCAAGCCAAAAAGCGCGTAGCGGCTGAGTTATCCGTGGGCTACACTTCGGTCGATATCGATCGCAAAGGTTGGGGCAACAACGCAACTGGCGAATATTATTTCGACGAAGACCTACCGGAAAACTTCGAAGAGATGAAAAATGATTCCGTCTCTGATTGGGTTCGCTTTGATGCGGTGCAAACGAAGATTCGCGTGAATCACGTCGCGCTTGTTTTCCGTGGTCGTGCCGGGATTGCTAAATTAAATCTTGATAGCGAACAAGAATTCCCCTATGATGACGACTCAAACCACAAAGGAGCTAAAACAATGATCATTAAAATTGACGGCGTAGATGTTGAAGTGGCCGATAACGTAGGCGCTTACATTGCCAAACTAGACGCGCAAGTTGCATCGGCAACCAGTCAGGTAACTAGCATCACCGCAGAACGTGACGCGCTTCAGGCCAAAGTTGATGGCATTGAAGATGAAGTTGCCGCCCGCGTTGCTAAAATCAAAGCCGACGAAGACGCAAAACAGAAAGTTATCGCGGTGGTTTCTGCCGCTGGCGTCAAGTGCGACGGCCTGGATGTTAAGGCGATGAAGGTTGCTTACATCAAAGAGGTAGACGGTCGTGATCTGTCTGACAAAGAAGATTCGTACATCGACGCTTCTTTTGACTTTATCGCCAACTCTGATAAGATGGCTGGCAATCGCTCCAAAGTCTTCGGCAAAAAAGAAGATGGCGAGCAAAAAGACAAAGGCGGCTTACCGAAACTTGACGGCACCGAAATCATCGATCCGCAGGCAAAATTCCGCCGCTAATAATTTGCGGCCTTCTGGCCGCTACCAGACCAAATAAACAGGAGATTAAAAATGGCACAGATTCCAGCTTCTTATTCCCGCAAGCGTGATATTGCCGTAGCGGGGCAGATCGCTGATACGTCACTTTACAATATCGACGGCACTTGTGTTGCTGAAGGAGATATCAAAGCTGGCGTACTGGTGGCTTCCACTGGCGCAGTTTCCAACGGCCACAAGGTCGTTAAGCCAGCGACCGCAGCGAGCGACGTTATTGTAGGCATCGCGCAATTCTCGCAAGCCTACTCGCCTGAAGGAAAGTATGACGATGAGAGCGCGGTTAACGTTATGACTCATGGCCGCATTTGGGCGATCGCGGACGCAACTGTTACTGAAGCGGATTGCGCGTTCGGTTCTTTCGTCACC